CGCAGCCGGGACTCGGGCAACACCATCCTGGCCAAGGAGTTCCGGGGCGGCGTGCTGGTCATGACCGGCGCCAACAGCGCGGTCGGCCTGCGCTCGATGCCGGTGCGCTACCTGTTCCTCGACGAGGTGGATGGCTATCCCCTCGACGTCGAGGGCGAAGGAGATGCTATCACGCTGGCCGAAGCGCGCACGCGCACCTTCGCGCGGCGCAAGATCTTCATCGTCTCGACGCCGACGATCTCGGGTGCCAGCGCCATTGAGCGCGAGTACGAGGCGAGCGACCAGCGGCGCTACTTCGTGCCGTGCCCTCACTGCTCGCAGCGCCAGTGGCTGAGGTTCGAGCAACTTCGATGGGAGCGTGGCGCGCCCGAGTCGGCGGCCTACATCTGCGAGTCGTGCGACGCGCCGATTGCCGAACACCACAAGACCTGGATGCTCGAACACGGCGAGTGGCGCTCGCTGGTGCCGGAGAACGGCGCCAAGACGGCGGGCTTTCACCTGTCCTCGCTGTACAGCCCGGTGGGTTGGCGCAGCTGGCGGGACATCGCCGCCGCCTGGGAGGCTGCGGTCAGCAAGGAGTCCGGGTCGGCTGCGGCCATCAAGACCTTCAAGAACACCGAGCTCGGTGAGACGTGGGTCGAGGAAGGCGAAGCACCGGACTGGCAGCGGCTGGTTGAGCGGCGAGAGGACTACCCGCTGGGCCGGGTGCCCGAGGGTGGCCTCTTGCTGGTGGGCGGCGCCGACGTGCAAAAGGACCGTATCGAGGCGTCGATCTGGGCGTTCGGGCGCGGCAAGGCCGCGTGGCTGGTGGAACACCGCGTCTTGATGGGCGACACCGCGCGAGACGCGGTGTGGAAGCGCCTGGCGGAACTGATCGCGGAGCACTGGACGCACGAATCGGGTGCTGCGATGCCGCTGGCCCGCTTCGCGCTGGACACCGGCTTTGCGACGCAGGAGGCCTACACCTTCGTGCGCGCTTGCCGTGACCCGAGCGTCATGCCGGTCAAGGGCGTTCCGCGCGGTGCCGCCTTGATTGGCACGCCGACGGCGGTCGATGTCTCGCTGGCCGGCAAGAAGCTGCGCCGGGGCATCAAGGTCTACAGCGTGGCGGTCGGCATCGCCAAGCTGGAGCTCTACAACAACCTACGCAAGAGCGCGGATGTGGACGAGGATGGCGTGAGGGTGATCTACCCGGCCGGATTCGTTCACCTGCCAAAGATCGATGCCGAGTTCATCCAGCAGCTCTGCGCCGAGCAGCTGATCACGCGTCGCGACCGCAACGGCTTCCCGATCCGGGAGTGGCAGAAGGTGCGGGAGCGAAACGAGGCGCTGGACTGCTACGTGTACGCCCGCGCCGCCGCGAGTGCGGCCGGGCTGGACCGATTCGAGGAACGCCACTGGCGGGAGCTCGAACGACAACTCGGGCTGGAGCGGCCACCGGATGAGCCGCCACCGATTCAGACATTCGACGCAGACGAGGCCACCCACAGCGGTGGCCTCGTTGCTTCTGGAACCCGCAATACCGGCCGGCGCGTGATCAAGAGCCGGTGGCTGACTCGCTGAGGAGCTTCGTGACCTACACCACCACCCAACTCGACGCGCTCAAGCGCGCCCTGGCCACAGGCGAACGCCGCGTGAGCTTCGCCGACAAGACCGTCGAGTACCGCTCGGTCGAGGAACTGCAGGCGGCCATCCGGACCGTTGAAGGCGAGCTCGCGCGCAGCGCAGGTGCAAGCCGCAAGCGTCAGATCCGGGTCACGACGGCGAAGGGCTTCTGATGACCTGGGTCGCCAAACTGCGTGGTCTGTTCGGCCCGACGCCGGTCCACGAGGCGGCCGGGCGCGGTCGCCGCTCGCTCGCCTGGATGCCGGGCAACCCGGGCGCGGTGGCCGCCATGCTGGCCACCAGCACCGAGTTGCGCATCAAGAGCCGCGACCTCGTGCGGCGCAACGCCTGGGCGCAGGCAGGCATCGAAGCCTTCGTTGCCAACGCCGTTGGCACCGGCATCAAGCCGCAGTCTCTGTCGACGGACGAACGCTTTAAGGCCAACGTCCAGGCCCTCTGGCGCGACTGGACCGAAGAGGCGGACGCTGCCGGCCAGACCGACTTCTACGGCCTGCAAGCGCTGGCTTGCCGGGCGATGCTCGAAGGGGGCGAGTGCCTGATCCGGCTTCGCCCGCGTCGCCCGGAGGACGGGCTGTCGGTGCCGCTGCAACTCCAGTTGCTGGAGCCGGAACACCTGCCGATCAGCCTGAACACCGAACTGCCCTCGGGCAACGTGGTGCGCGCCGGCATCGAGTTCGACGCGATGGGTCGGCGAGTGGCCTACCACCTGTACCGCTCTCACCCGGAGGACGGTCGGCTGGCGCCGATGTCGGGCCAAGGCGGGCTGGACACGGTCCGCATCCCGACCGCCGAAGTCATTCACCTCTACCGGGTACTGCGACCGGGCCAGATCCGCGGCGAGCCGTGGCTGTCGCGGGCTCTGGTCAAGCTCAACGAGCTCGACCAGTACGACGACGCTGAGCTGGTGCGCAAGAAGACTGCTGCGATGTTCGCCGGCTTCGTGACCCGCCAGAGCCCCGAGGACAACCTGATGGGCGAAGGCGCGGCTGACGGCGAGGGCGTCTCGCTGGCCGGTCTGGAGCCCGGCACGCTGCAGATCCTGGAGCCGGGCGAGGACATCAAGTTCTCCGACCCGGCCGATGTGGGCGGCTCGTATTCCGAGTTCCTGCGCACCCAGTTCCGCGCCGTGGCGGCCGCCATCGGCGTCACCTACGAGCAGTTGACCGGTGATCTCACCGGCGTCAACTACTCGTCCATCCGCGCCGGGATGCTGGAGTTCCGCCGCCGCTGCGAGATGGTCCAACACGGCGTGCTGGTGCACCAGATGTGCCGGCCGGTATGGGCGGCGTGGATGAAGCAGGCGGTGCTGGCTGGCGCCCTCGATGCCCCGGGCTTCGCCCGAGGCGGCGCCGCCAGGCGACGGCAGTACCTGCAGGCCAAGTGGATTCCGCAGGGTTGGCAGTGGGTCGACCCGGAGAAGGAGTTCAAGGCCATGTTGCTCGCGATCCGCGCGGGCCTGATGAGCCGCTCCGAAGCGATCTCGGCCTTCGGCTACGACGCCGAGGACGTCGACCGCGAGATTGCCGCCGACAACCGCCGCGCCGACGACCTCGGCCTGATCTTCGACTCCGACCCGCGCCGTACCTCCAAGGACGGCGGCAGTGCCGAGCCGAACCGGTCCGCCGACAACGCCACAGCCCCTCGACCTGAGGCGACCTGAAGGACGACCCCATGACTCTGTTGCCCCACGTGGCGGCACGCCTCTTCGGCGCGCCGCTCCTGATCCATCGCCCGAAGCTCGACGTGATCCTGGCCGTCCTCGGTCCCCGCGTCGGCCTGACTGACCTCGCCACACCTGCCGGCTACACGCCACCGGAGCGCAGCCCCGGCCGCGCGAACGCGAAGGTGGCGGTCATCCCCATTCACGGCACCCTGGTGCGCCGAACCATCGGCCTCGAGGCCGCCTCGGGCCTGACCAGCTACGCGGCCATCGGTGAGCAGATCGATGCGGCGCTGACCAACCCGGAAGTGGCGGCCATCCTGCTGGACGTGGACTCGCCCGGCGGCGAGTCGGGTGGCGTGTTCGATCTCGCGGATCGCATCCGAGCGGCGGCGCAGATCAAGCCGGTGTGGGCTGTGGCGAATGACATGGCCTTTTCCGCGGCCTACGCACTGGCTTCGGCGGCCACCAAGGTGTTCGTCTCGCGCACCGGTGGCGTCGGCTCCATCGGCGTGATCGCAATGCACGTCGACCAGTCCGAGAAGGACGCGCAGGACGGTGTCCGCTACACGGCTGTGTTCGCGGGCGACCGCAAGAACGACCTCAACCCCCACGAGCCGATCACCGGCGAGGCCCACGCCTTCCTCAAGGCGGAGGTGAACCGGGTCTACGGCCTGTTCGTCGAGACGGTGGCGCGTCACCGAGGCATCGAGCCGGGCGCAGTGCGCGACACCGAAGCCGGCCTGTTCTTCGGTCAGGCGGCGGTGGCCATCGGCTTGGCCGACGCCATCGGCACCTTCGACGACGCCCTCGCGCAGCTCGCTGCAGCGCTTTCTCAACCCCCGACTCTGGCCGCAAGCCAATCGGGCTTCTTCCGCAACCACCCGATGGAGTCATCCATGAATGATCGATCCGACCCCGCTGCTGCTGATCGGCCTGCTGCTGATCGCGCTGGCCCTGTTCCTCAACCGTCGCCCGCCACCCCGATGAGCGTGGCCGATGCCATCGAGATCGCCCAGACCTGCACGCTGGCCGGGCGCACCGATCTCATCGCCGGCTTCCTGGAAGCCCAGGTGTCACCGGCCCAGGTGCGCAGCCAGCTCCTGGCTGCCCAGGCCGACGCGTCGCCCGAAATCGTCACCCGCATCGGGCCCGACGCTGCCGCCACGGCGGCCGCGGTCGCAGCGGGCAATCCACTGGTCGATGCGGCCAAACAACTGGCCGCGAAGTCCGCGGCGCTGAAGAAGGAGATCTGACATGCCGACCGTGTTCGCCGAATCGATGAACTTGGGCGACCTGCTCAAGTACGAAGCCCCCAACCTGTACTCGCGCGACCGCGTGACCGTGGCCGCCGGCCAGAACCTGTCACTCGGTGCGGTCGTCGGCGTGGTCACTGCCACCGGCAAGGTCAAGCAGATCGACCCGTCCGCCACCGACGGCACCCAGGTCGCCGCCGGCGTCCTGATGCAAGCCTGCGATGCCGCGCTGGCCGAGCGCACCGACGGACTGATCGTGGCCCGTCACGCCATCGTCTCCGACCACGCCCTGCAGTGGCCGACCGGCATCACTACTGGCGAGCAGCAGGCCGCCGTTGCCCAACTCAAGTCGCTGGGCGTCCTCGTTCGCCAGGGAGTCTGACCATGCAGAACATCTTCGAAAACCCCGCCTTCTCGATGTCGGCTCTGACGACCGCCATCAACCTGCTGCCCAACAATTACGACCGCCTGGGCGCCATGGGTCTGTTCGTCGACAAGCCGCAGCGCTTCCGCTCGGTCATCGTCGAGGAGCAGAACGGCGTGCTCACGCTGCTGCCGACGATGCCCCCGGGCTCGCCCGGCACCGTCGGCGTGCGCGGCAAGCGCAAGGTGCGCTCGTTCACCATCCCTCACATCCCGCACGACGACGTGATCCTTCCCGAGGAGGTCCAGGGCATCCGCGCCTTCGGCTCGGAGACGGAGCTCCAGACCGTGGCCGGCGTGATGGCGCAGCACCTGCAGACGATGCGCAACAAGCATGCGATCACGCTGGAGCACCTGCGCTTCGGTGCGCTCAAGGGTCAGATTCTCGACGCCGACGGCAGCGTGATCTACGACCTCTACAACGAGTTCGAGATCACCCCCAAGACCTTCACCTTCAACATCTCCGACCCGGACAACGGCTGGGATGTGAAGAAGGCCTGCCTGGACATCGCGCGCTACGTCGACGACAACCTGCAGGGCGAACGGATGACGGGCCTGCACGCCTTCGTCGGCGAGGACTTCTTCGATGCGCTGACCGGCCATGAAGAAGTCAAGGCGGCCTACAACCGCTGGCAGGACGGCCAGGCCCTGCGCACCGACATGCGCTCGGGCTTTGCCTTCGCCGGCATCACCTTCGAGGAGCATCGCGGCCGTGCGGTGGCCCCTGGCAGTGCCGTGCGCCGCTTCGTCGAGGCCGACGAGGGCCACATCCTGCCGCTGGGCACGATGGACACCTTCGCCACCTACTACGCCCCGGCCGACTTCAACGAGACCGCCAACACGGTGGCGTTGCCGCTGTACGCCAAGCAGGAGCCGCGCAAGTTCGACCGGGGCACGGACCTGCACACCCAGGCCAACCCGCTGCCGCTGTGCCACCGGCCGGCGCTGCTGGTCAAGCTGGTGATGACCTGATGGATCTCGTGGAGCGGCTGTACGCCTCGGCGGCCAACGCGGGACTGCTGAAGGAGTGCCTCTGGCAGCCAGCGGACGGCGCGCCCATCGAGTCGCGGCTGGTGGGCTTCTCGGCACCGGACGACACGCTGCTCGACGGGCTCGCCAGCAGCACCGACTACGTCATCACCTATCCGGCCTCGGCGTTCGTGGGCCTCGCCGCCCGTGACACGGTCTTGGTCGTGGGCGCGAGCTTCCAGGTGCGCGAGGTCAGGGCAGTGGGCGACGGCTCGGAGATGCGCGCCAAGCTGACCCGGCTGTAGCCCATGGCCGATCAATCGATCCGCGAGCAGATCCTGCTGGCGGTGATGGCGGCTGTGCGTCCCACGGCCGAGGGGCGAGGCGCCACCGTCCACCGCTCCCCGACGGTCGCCATTAGCCGCGAGCAGTGCCCGGCACTGGTGGTGTTTCCCGAGGGCGAGGCAATCACCGAGCGCGCGAACGACCGGGTCACGCGCGAGTTGACCGTTCGCATCGTCGCCCTGGCCCGCGCCGTTCCGCCTGTCGCACAGGAGACCGAGGCCGACCGGCTGCTCACCGCCGCCCATGCGGCGTTGATGGCCGACCTGAACCTGGGTGGCCTGGCCCTCGGCATCCGCGAGCAGGAGAGCGAGTGGGAGGTCGAGGACGCGGACTCGGTGGCGGCAGCCATCCCGGCGCGCTACTCGATCACCTACCGG